CGTCCACGCCGTCGCGGCCGTAAAGCTCGTCGCGGGCAAGGTCGATAAACTGAGAGCGTAGCCATTGCTGCCATGATTGAAATCATCGCCGCAGTGGCCGGCGCATCCATCTCCGTGGCAGCGATGGGTGCCGCTGGTTTCAGCCGGCGCAACGATGAAGCCCGTGATGCTGTGGTCAGACTCACCAGCGCTGTAGAGCACATCGCCACGCAGCTGGAAGTGCTGCACAAGGACATCAAGGAAGATCGCCGCGAAACGTTCGGCCGCCTATCGACGGTGGAACAACGAGTATCTAAGTTGGAAGCACGTCCGCCAGCCTGCTGATCATGGATCAGGCCACCACCATCGCAGTGGTTGCGATCATTGTTGCCGCTGGCAGTGAGATCATCGCGCTAACGCCGCTCAAATCCAACAGCTGGATTCAGCTGCTGCTAACCGCTGCACGTCTTGCCTTCCCAAAGCCCAAACGCTGAATCATGGCAAACGACGCGCCGATCACCTTTCAGCAACTGTTCAGGTTCTACAAGGCACTGCCGCATCAGACCGCCGCGATTCAGCAGCTAGAGGCCGACCTGCAACACAACGCCTACGACGTGGTGATGCGCCGCGATCGGGACTGGTTTCAGACTTGGAGTCAAGACGGCAGGCAAAGCGATCTAAGCGGCGCGATCAGCCTGATTAAGGAGTTCGAGGGCTGTCACCTGAGCGCCTACCCTGATCCGCTCAGTGGCGGCGATCCGTGGACCATCGGCTACGGCACCACGCGCTACAGCGGCGGCGTGCCAGTGAAGCGTGGTGACAAGATCAACGTGATCGAGGCTGACATGCTGTTGCGCCTTGAGGTGGATCACATCGCCGAGAAACTACGCAGCACCATCCCGCACTGGAAGGTGATGGATGACAATCAACGATCGGCGCTGGTCAGCTTCGCCTACAACCTTGGCGCGGGTTTCTATGGCGCCACTGGATTCGAGACCATCAGCCGGTGTCTGCGTGATCGCGATTGGTCGGTAGTGCCAGCTGCCATGGAGTTGTATCGCAACCCAGGCACCAACGTGGAAGCCGGCCTGCTGCGACGCCGCAGAGCAGAAGGCAAGCTATGGGGGCAGCATCAGACCGCAGCAGAACCGGAGACTGCCAAGCTGCGACCGAGCAGTTCATTCAGCGCACGGATCACGCCGCACATCAGGCTGGGAGAGTTCGCTCTAGATCAGGAGGCGCGGCGCTTCGAGCATCAGCATCAGCTCGACACAGCAGCAGAACTGGCTGCATTCTTGGAACGTGCTCGCACTGCATTTGGCGGCAAGCCGATCATCATCACCAGCGGCTATCGCAATCCAAAAGTGAATGCGCAGGTTGGTGGTGCAAGCCAATCAGAACATCTGTACAGCCGTCCTGAGGAAGGCGCAGTGGATTTTGTGATTGACGGTGCCGACATGATGGCCGTTCAAGCTTGGTGCGAGCGCGAATGGCCATTTTCGCTGGGCTATGCAGCCCCGCAATTCATTCATCTGGGCCGGCGGGCTGATGGCAAACGGCGTCGCTGGGATTACGCTTGAGCGTGCGCCATTGACGATCAAGACGTAAATGGCTGATTTGTGCATTGGTAATGCCAAACAGGTCTGCTAGCCACTTGCCAGGCACCCCTTTATCAAGCATCACCAAAATTGCAATGGCTTCTCTTTCGCTAAGTTTTGCTCCTGTGGCCCTTTCGCCGTGGCGAGCATGAAGGGCGACGGCGTGAAGCGCATTTTCCTGCGCAGTGCACCATTCCAGATTTGAAACGGAATTGTTCAGTTTGTCACCATCCAAGTGGTTGACTTGCGGCTTGCCGTGTGGGTTTGGAATAAAAGTCTGTGCAACCAGCCTATGGATAGAAGGTCTGTGACGATCCCCTTTGCGCCATAGCTCGGTTCTTGCGTAGCCGTTTCGGCCAATCTTGGGCTTGACAAATCCTTTAGGCCCTTTGACCCGTCCCTGATCCGAACCTTCATAAAGCCCTTCATAGCCGACAACGGGCTTCCACACCTCTACGCTGGTGGTCATCGCCTGGGTCTTGCAGGTGGTCACGCTCCAGGGGCGGCAACCCGCTGGGGCACCCCAATGCTACCGCTATCTGCTGTGCTCCTACCTGACCACGAGATTCGCCGGCTGTGCCAAAAGCATTCGATGCTGTCGCCATACAACGAGGCACAGCTCAACCCAGCAAGCTATGACGTGACGCTGGGTAGCCAGATCATGATGGAGGTGGCGACCACGCCGGAGCTACAGAAGGTGCAGCTGCATGGTTACACCGAGGCAGATCCGTTCTGGATTCAACCGGGCGAGTTCTTCCTCGCTGAAACGCAGGAGATTTTCAATCTGCCTAATCACGTCGGCGCCCAGTTCGTGCTCAAGTCCAGCCGTGCACGCGAAGGCTGGGACCATGCCGAGGCCGGCTGGTGTGATCCAGGGTGGTTTGGCAGCAGGCTCACGATGGAGCTACGCAACCAGCGCCGCTTGCATCCACTGCCGATCTGGCCTGGCTTGCGCATCGGGCAGATGAAGTTTCTGCTGGTCAGTGGCACTGTGGAGCGCAGCTACGCGGAAACCGGAAAATACAATGCAGACCTTGGCGTGACTGCATCCAAGGACTAAGGTGCGTGCGTGAAGGTTCCATGCGGCGTCGGCCTAAGCAACCGGCGCCTTTTTCATGGGATGAGCTAGTGGCGCCATGCGCATGCGATGGATGATGCCAGGCGCCTCGGCCGGATCGTCCATGGGGAGCATGGTGTAATCGTCGCAGCCATGGGTTTCAGCGAAATGGCTGGCGGCCTTGTGGGTAGTGAAGGGCCCGATATGCCACGGGCCGATGCGGAGGATGTATTGCATGGATGGACTATACACCCCCCGCGGGTCACCCGTCTAGCGATGCAGTGCTGATCCGGTCGCACTCGCTACCGTGTGCCTAGCGGCGATCTGCCCATGCGGGCCTTCTACCTTGAAATCTCCGCCGAACTCATCATCAGATCAGACACCGATCCCGATCAGCTCCCTGCCGACATCTACAGCCACATGGCTGAGTACATCCGCAGCGATGAGGACATCATCGACATCGAGGTGAACGCCATCCCGTTGCCAGCTGATCTCTGTGGATCAACACCGCATTGAAGAGACGCGCCTTGTAACCAGGCGCTCTGCTCGTGATCAGATCCTCCTTGGCTGGGACTACAGATGCGCCTATTGCGGCGTTGACCTTGGCCGTAGCCCAACCTTGGATCACATCATCCCAAAGGCGCACGGTGGCCTCACGGTGCCGAGCAATATGGTCGCCTGCTGCATGGGCTGCAACTGCTCCAAAGGCCACAAGCCATGGATTGATTGGTATCGCGCCCAGCCGTTCTGGACAGCCCTTGGCGAATGGGCAATTGCGCGATGGTTGGCCGAAGATCGCTAAGCTTGAAGCTCAAGTTTCTCGGGGCTTGAGTCGTCCGTTGCGCCCGGCAGCGGTGAGGTTGACACCGCGTGAGGACCAACCACCGGGCACCCTATTCACGGCAAGATGCGACTGCACACCCAGATCGCGATCGCGCACGTCACCCAATACTCAATCATCAACAGCAGGACATCGCGCAGCATTACTGAGCCAGCATCTCGTTGAGGTACATCTCGGCCTGCCATAGATCGCTCGAATAGCGGCAGATGCCACCAACACAACTGCGGTAGTAAACCTCGCCTTCAGTCGGCAGCAGTGTTTCGATGAAGCCGCCGTCACGATCAGTGCGGCTGATCACCTCAGGCCCGAACATACATCTCACACCTGGCCGCAAATCGACCACCACTACGCTTTGATTCTGGCAACTCCAGACTGCAGGACTGTTGCCGCATGTTCCAATAGTTGCAGTCCCAGCACATGCGCGGCTGATCAGCTGGGCGCAGCTTCTTGCGGGCAGCTTGGTAGATCTGCTGCGCTTTCAGCAATGCCGTCTGCAGGTGAACGGTGCCAGTATCCATCTCAAACTGATGTTCGGGCTTTGGACCCAGCACCACTCGCGCATGCCAGTTGTGGTCAGTGCGATCACAGATCAACAGCAACCGACCGGCATGCAGGCTGATCATTCTTCCTCGCCATAGGCTGGCTGATGAAAGATCCGTTCAAGCTGCATCGATGGCGGCTCCGCCTCGCCGCTGGTGACATGCGCGGCGATCGGGTCGGCAGAGTTGGCGGCCACAAACACAGCCGGCCAGTTCAGCTGTTTGATCACCACCAGACTGGTGCGGGGACTGCGCACCAGGATGCGCAACGCAAGGCGCTCGATCCAGGTGAGCCCTGGCAGGTAACGGAATCGGATCATGCCTCTAGTTTGGCAATCAAACGATCGAGATACCACTTGCACTTGCGGGCATCCTGCACCGCATTCCCCTTGCACCAGATGCGCAGCAGATACTTCAACGCCTGGCCCTGCAGGTATGCCGGCACCATGTGCGGTGCATCTGTGATGGCCGCCTCAATCACATCGATGGCTTCAACCGGCCCGCGACGGTAGTGCTCTGGATTGATCGGGTCACTCATGCGTTCACCTGCTGCTCAGCGTTCTTCCACTTCTGGCGTTTCACGATTTGATAGACGTGGACAGTGCTGATGCCATAGATCACTGAGATCTCGCTGATGGTCCTGCCGGCGGCATAGAGCGATCGGATGTCGACGGCGTTCTGTGGCGTCAGAACAGCGTTGCCGGGGATGTGGCCATCCTTGAAGGTGGTGTTCGTGATCATCGCCACTTCTCACCAAGCAGAAACTGGCGGCATACCTCAATGGCCTGCTGTGCGTTCTTCTGTGTCATGACAGATTCAGTTTCATCCATGGCGCGCACCACGCGGGCAAGCAGCTCTGGGTAATCGGTATCGCGGAAGTTGGCGGCGATGTCGTGGGCGAACTCATCCCACAGCCCGGTGTAAGTACCACAGGTGCGGCCACTGCGCTCATAGAGCGAGGCCATCATGGCAGCCCGTTGCTGGTCAAGCCTGACGCGATCATTCATGGTTCAAGTTGCTGGCGGATGTTGAGCAGTTCAGATGAGAGGTGGCGGTCTATGGCCTGCAGCTCATAGATGCGAATGTCGATCAGATGCTGGAGGCGCTCGCGTTCGTCTTGCCGCCCCTGCTGGTAGGCGCCGGAATCACTAAGCAGTTGCTCCAATCGGTAACGGATGTCGCTCACGCCACCTCCACCGCGACAGCTTGCGGCCATCGATTGCGTGCATACTTCTCGGCGGCGCGCTTGCTTTCAGCGCGTG